TCAGGCAGCCAGGATCCATGCCCTGCGTCTTCGGCCGTCGCTAGAAGCGACGTCCTGGCCTCCGTTCCTGTGATCCTCGAGATAGGCCAGCAATGACGCTGGTGTGAGGCCGCCGTCCATCAACATCTCCAACGGGATGCCGATCCATGCGGCCGTGTCGAAGGCCTCGTCGATCGTCCAATCGGTGTCGCTTTTCAGACGTGCGCTCATCGCCTGTGGTGATACGCGCATGACCTTCGCGAGGTCCTTCTTCTTGAGCCCGAGCAGTGGCAAGATCCATGTCACGTTCCGGGCTATCACATCCTGCCGTCGCGTTTTCGTGGCGGCTTTCTTCAATGCAATGCTCATGCCAATCATGATACTACGGAAAAACCGTACTTGCACAAAAAGTCGTATTTCTACCAAAACTACGGCGTGTCCGTATTTTTTTGTAGTTATAGTGTGCCTTGTTTCTACAGAAAACCGTAGAACAGAAAGAAAACCGTAGACAGGAAATGGACCGAATGAACAGCAGGATCAAGGCGCTGATGACAGAGAGGGGTCTCACCCAAAAACAATTGGCGGACCATCTCTCGCAGTCAAGCCAGTCGGTCTGCGACAAGCTCCACAAGCGCGGCTCGTGGACCGCGCGGGATTATGCGGGGCTCGCGGATCTATTCAATGTCTCGGTCGATTACCTCATGGGCCGCACCGACTGCCGTCGGCCGGTCGGAAGGAAGGAATCATGAAGACCCAAATCAGGCATATGGCCGAGGATGCCGCGGCGATCGTCCTGGTCGCAACCTGGATCTTCGCATGGATCGTGCTCTTCACACTCGAATCATGCACGCATCCGATCGAGAAATGGGTGGCGTTCGCATGGATCTTCGCCGCCTGCCCGGCGGCGTTCTGGTCGCTGTGCGACTACGTTTCCTCTCACGAATAGGACTTGCCAGCCATGACTTCCATCCAATCACATTGCGACAAGAGTCAGTGGTGCCCATTGTCGGGCATCGACGTTCAGTGGCTGGAAAGCGACAAAGGCCAGTCGTTAAAACCAAATAACCATAACTGAAAAATCTCAAACCAGCTGAACGTCGGACTCCGGCGCCCAGCGCAGGGCAGTTGCAGGTTTGCCGCAACCCACGGAGCATTCCAGACGGACTCCAACGGGTTGCAGCGCGGTCCGATTCCGCGCCTGCCCACGACCGCGTCAACGTCACCGCCACGTGTCCAACCAGGGATAGTCAGCACGCCGGCGGAGCGATGAATGGCGAGGCGTTGGCTCCTTATGCGCCGTTGAGCCATCCAGCGCGGCCAACTAAAAAGGGCTCCCACACAGTGGAAGCCCGAGAAACATCAATGAAAGGATACCACCATGCCTGAATGGGCACATCAGGATTACGCCCGCGCGATCCTCAAACCGGTTGACGAGATGGACCTCGCAGACAGAATCATCATCCGCCTCTTCCAGGGAGAGACGGCATGAGAAAATCGCTCGCACTGCCGGAGACCGGCGGCTACCACATCATCAGATACAAGCAGCGCAAGGCGTCCGACCGCAAGGAGGCATGGCGCAGGGACCGCAACAAGGGCATCGGAGGCTCGGACATGAGCGTCGTGCTTGGCATCAGCCATTTCAAGACGCCGTACCAGCTCTGGCTCGAGAAGACGGGAAGGCAGGAGCCAAAGGACATCAGCGGCAAATGGGCCGTCGTCAAGGGCAACGCGCTCGAAAACAAGCTGCGACAACGCTTACGCCTCATCCACCCAGAATGGCAGATTACCGACGGCACGGACAGTGTCCTCGTGCGCGACGATAAGCCATTCATGCGCGCCAGTCTCGACGGCGCCATCCACGACCCGGAGACAGACGAGTGGGGCGTGCTGGAGATCAAGACCGCGGGCAGCCGGCGCTACGGCGACTGGCACGACGAGAACGACGACCTCAAGGTGCCGGACTACTACCTCGCCCAGGTCACATACTATCTGGCCGTCACCGGCTGGAAATGGGCCATCGTGTACGCAGACCTCTCGGACGGCGGCGAACCGGTGGAACTGCGCGTCGAACGCGACGAGGACGATATCTGGGCCGTGGAACGGGCCGCGGCGCAGTTCTGGCATTTCGTCACAGCGGACATCATGCCCGAATTCAAAAACCAGTCTGACGTGCTCACGGCCTTCCCCGAACCAATCGACGACGGAATCATCGACTTGGACTCCGACGAGGGGACGGTGGATCTCATGCGCCGGTACGCGGACGCGAAGGCCGCGGAAAAGGCGGCGAAGGAAGCCGAGGACCAGCTGAAACAGCAGCTGATCGTCAAGATCGGTGGAGCGACCGGTATCCAGGCCGGAGGATACCGCGCAACATACAAGGCCTTCGACCGTGGCGCCTACATGGTCAAGGCGACCAGCGGACGGAGGTTCGCTTTCGGAAAGCCCAAGGAAAAGAAACCCAGCAAAGGAGATAAGTGATGGGAACATTGGCGAAACAGGCGCAGTCCACGCAGCTGCAGAAGAAGGAGAACCCGACCGCGCAGCTGCAGGCCGTGCTCAAGAAGTCATGGCCGCGCATCGCCGCGGTGATGCCGAAGGAGATGAGCGAACAGCGCCTCTACCAGATGTACGTGAGCTGCATCAACCGCGAACCGCTGCTCGCAGAATGCACGATCGAATCGGTGCTCTCGTGCTTCATGCGCTGCACGGCGCTCGGCCTCGAACCGTCCAACACCGACGGACTCGGACGCGCGTACATCCTCCCGTACGGCAACAAGAACCTCAACGGACGGAAGGAAGCCACGTTCATGCTCGGATACAAGGGCATGATCGATCTGGCGAGACGAAGCGGCGAACTGCGCAGCATCCACGCGCAGGCCGTCTACAAGGGCGACGAGTTCGACATCTGGGAGGATGAGACCGGCCAACACTTCAGGTTCCATGCCAATGCGAACGCGAAGCATTCCGAGGGAACTTTGACCGACGTGTACGTCAACGCGCAGCTGATGAACGGCGGCTTCGTCTTCGAACACATGACCAAGTCCGAGGTCGACGCCATCAGGGCGCGAAGCAAGGCCGGGAACTCCGGCCCATGGTGCACCGACTACGAGGCGATGGCGCTCAAAACAGTGATCCGCCGCAGCTTCAAATACCTACCGGTCTCCACGACGGCGGCGGCCGCCGCCGCATCCGACGAGACCACTCCGGACTACAGCGACGTGTTCCATCCGACATTCCCCGCCGAACAGGAGTCCGAGCCGATCGATGTCGAGCCGCAGCCGGCCGACGTGAGGAAGCCGAAGCTCGAGAGCATCACGAACGCGTTCCATGCGATCGGCATCGGAGACGAGAAGGGGATCTGCGAAACCATCTCGCAGATCATCGGACACTCAATCGGGCATGTCGGCGAACTGACCGACGAGGAATGCGACAAGGTGATGGCCGACCTGCAGGGCGGTATGAAGGGAGACATGCGATGAACATCGAAGCACGTAACGGAAGATTCAACGATGACGGGACCATCGACGTGAGGGTCAACCTCTACAGAGAAGGCACGATCGAATTGACGTGCGACGAACAGCACATCGATACGGCGCTCGGCCCGAATGACATCGACTCGCTCATCGGCCAGCTCAAACGCATCCGCGGGCTCTTCAAGGTCCTGCCGGACGAACCGAAGGAATGCGGCGTCTACTACGGCAAGGCATCGAAGGGGATTGTCCTACGCTCTCCGTCCGGAAAGTGGGTCATTTTCGACACGGACTCCGAGAATGGCGTGGCCGTCCAGTCATGGCCGGATCTGGTCAGAAACCTCATGCCAGGAGATCTGCCGCTCCAACGGCTCTCGCAGGAATCGCTCGACATCGCGGCCCTGAGCGAGCGCGTCGGAGCATGTGAGGTGAGCGAGTCATGAGTCTCATGGGAATCACGGCGACATGCGCCGGAAGGATCACGAAGCAGGGACTGCGCACGTTCCAGGCCGGAGGCGAGACGTATTGCGGCTTCTCGCTCGCCGTCACTCCACGAGTGAAAGTGCAGGGCAAGTGGCAGAACGGGCCGAAGCTGTTCATCCGCTGCACGGTCTGGGACAAGTATCTCGCGGCACATGCGATCAACAGCCTGCAGGCCGGAGACAACGTCATCGTGTCGGGCAGCATCACGACCGAGGAATACCAAGGCCAGACGAATCTCAACATGGGGGTCGAAGCGCTTGGCCTCGACCTGTCATGGAACGATGCCTCGCCGACACGCGACCAGCAGCAGGCGTCGGGCGGCGGGTACGCGGATGCCGCCGACGATTTTGGCGAACCGAATTTCTGACTTGAAGGTGATTTGAATGGATGATGACAAACGCAAGATCCTCGTCTCACGATCCGTGAACGTCGAATACGAGGGAATTCTGGCGCAGGCCGGCCTGAGCGCCGACACGACACTGCGCATCGAGGTGGATCCGGAGAGCCTTTACCCAGACCCGCAGGCGGTGACGCTCCTATGGCTCGCCTCGACCTACACGTTCCACGGACTCGACCTGTTCGAGGACTTCCGCGACGACTTCGAACAGCGCACCGGCGATAGATTGCAGGAGATCGTCGACAATTGGCCGCTCGTTTTCAGAGGCGACTTCGAACATGTCTCGAAGAAGCTGTTCGCGGCTCAGAAGCCGGTGGTCAACCGTCCGCCGTTCAGCACCTGCCCGCGCTGCGGCCGGCCGTTGTGGGCACGTGAGGGCGTGACTCCGCTCGATGAGATCAAGCAGGCGCTCAAAGTGAGCCCGCACCCGTGGTGGTGCCCGGTATGCGGCCAGCGTTTCGCCTACGACCATGCGACGGAAAACGGGGTCGACGTGTGGAGCATCCGGTGCACGGCCAAGTTCAGTGCTCGCGAGACGCTTCGCGACCTCGATTCGATGGTGGCTTTCGACCAGCCGGCGCTGCAGCTCGATGCCACGAGGAGTGGTGGCGATGGTCAATCCAAGTAAGGCCAAGGGCACGAAGATGGAGACGAACACGGTCCGCTATCTCTCTTGGGCGCTGCAGGACGAGAGGATCGAACGCATGCCGCTGCATGGGGCCAAGGACGTCGGCGACATCACCGGCGTGAGGTTCCACGGCGGGAAGGTGTGCGTCGAATGCAAGGACACGAAACAGCCGAAGTACGCCGCGCATTGGCTCGAACTGCTTGACGAGATGGGCAACGCCGACGCCGAGTACGGCGTACTCATCCAACATGCGAAGGGCCAGGGCGTCGATGCCGGTTCGATGGGATGGCAGATGGCGATCATGACGCGCGACATGCTCGACGCGTTCACGGCGCCTTATGCTCCGACAGCCATCCCCGAGGTAGTGCAGACGGTCGCGAGGGAGCTCGCCGGCACGGATCGCACCCTGCGCGGCCATTGTGGCCCGCTCGTGTGGATCCCGCTGTGCCTCTGGGCGCTGTTGGTCAACGACCTGCAGCCGCTCGGACCTGACGACGAGGGAGGTGATGAATGATGATGACCGCGGAAGAATCGGCCCTCGAGATGGCGAAGCGGGCCGAGGACCAGCTGACCGAGGCGGAACGCCTGCTCGCGAACGGAGGCGGGGAGAGCGACTTCGCCATGGTGGTGGCGCTCGGTGACGCGTGGACGCGTCTATCGATGGCCTACAACGCGATAGCAACGTCACATGCTCCGTCACACGTGACGCGTCACGTGACGCCGTGATGCGTCCAAGAACGAAAACAGCGTGCCGTCCGCAACCGGACCAGGGCGGCACGCCCATTCGAAAAAAGTTCCGGGGGGGGGTGAGCGCCGATGGGCGTCGGATATGCCAAGCTGTCCAACGATTTCTGGCGTGACGACGACATGCAGGATCGTCTCGACGAGGATCCTCGCGCGTTGTGCATGTTCTTCAACGCTCTCAGCTACGCCAGTGACAATCTGACGGACGGATGGCTCTCGCACCGTGCGCTCAGACGCCTCGGCATCGATGGAAGCATCGCCGGAACGCTCGAGCGTTGGGGCCTGTTCGAGCGCGTCGACGGACATGACGACGGTTGGCAGATCGCCTCCTACATGGACGAGCAGACTCCGGCCGAACGAGTGCGCGAACAGGCGCGGCTGCATGCCGAGCGACAGAAGCGGTACCGCGAGCGCAAGGCGCGTGACGCGTCACGTGACGATAACGTGACGCGCCCTAACCAAAACCAAAACCAAAACCAAAACCAAAACCAAATTAATTCTTCTGACGAAGAATTAATAATCCCTCCCAAACCCTCCCTTGCGTTCGACCAGTTCTGGTCGGTATATCCGAACCACGACTATCCGGACGACGCCCTGCGGACGTTCAACGCGATCATGCATCGTCCTTCGGAGCGTCCGCAGCTCGCGGCCCTCATCGGTGGCGCCCAGTCGCTCGCGGCGAACGTGGAGCCGAGGTTTTGGCCCAGCGCGTCCAAGTGGCTGCGTGGCGGAGGGTGGAAGAACCCCGTGCGGCCGCATTCGGCGAGGCCGTCGAAGGCACAGTCGAACGCGGAGTACAACGCGCGGTTCATCGCCGAAATGGCGAAGGAGGATGAATGCTGAAACCCAAAGAGGCCGCTCTGGTGCTCGCGAAGATCAACGCGCACCACGGCAACATGCAGCTGGACCGGCTCTCGGTGCAGACGTTCCATGAGGAACTGCGGCCGGATGCGACCATCGCGGAGTGCATGGAGGCGGTGAGGCGCTTCTACGCGGGCCATGACGGATCATGCTGGTGCCGTGCCGGCGACGTTAACGCGGAGATCCGGCGCATGCGCAACGAGTCGAAGCCGAGTGAGGCGCAGATCGAACGCGAGATGATCTCACTCGGAGTTGATTCGGGTGGTGCCGACGCCGCGTGGATGTACCGGCGCATGCGCTTCAAGGGCATAGAACCCGACAAGGCGGCACGTACAGCTCTGACGACGCGTAGCCCGCTGTTCATCCAGCCGCCGTCACCAAACACGCAGGAGAGGCGTTCCAAGCGTCCGGAAAGGGCGTTCGCCGGAGACCTGCACGACATCATCGGAAAGGAAACGAAATGACAGACAACAACACAAGGATCCTGCTCGACCCGCCGCGTCCGCCGGCCACGCAGAAGAAGGCCAAGCGGCGCATGCCATACGCGGTGGCCTCCACGATCATCATCATCGCATTCACGGTCGTGATCCTGAGCGCATGCGCCATGCTGTCCGGCCTCTGCGTGATGTTCGCGTTCGACCACGCGATCGGCATGCAGGTCGTCAGGATCGGCACGGGAGGATTGATCGTGGCTTTCTGCCTGATCGCGCTCGCCACCGTGGCGGCCCTGATCGAAGGGATGGCACGCAATGAGTGACACCGAAGCTAAAGACAGGCGCGTGGAGTCCGTTGCGGTCGAACTGTGGGCGCACAACTGGGCGATCCCGACGCAGATCGACGACACCACCATGGAGGAACGCCTCGAGAAGTGGCGCGCGGAACCGTATTGGGTGCGGTCCGGCTTCATGGCCCAGGCGCGCAGGGCGGTGGCCGCCGCCGACGGGTCCACCAGTCCGGACGATCTGACCGATGGATACCACACGATGGCGGAACTGTACCGGCAGCGCATGCTCTGGCACGCCATGTTCGTCAACACCGCCACGAGGGCCGGAACGTACGAGTGCGTCAAGAGCCGCCGCCACCACGACGGCGAGCCGTGCTTCGGAGGCGGATGGTTCATCGTCCAGACGGTCATCGACGGCCACGTCGTCGCACAGCACTACGAGTCGGCCTTCTGGGACCTGTTCCACTGCCGCGAGGTCGAGACGGCGCTCGCATGGGACGGATCCACTCCGCAGCAGGAAGGCGACGTGATCCAGCGGCATCTCGAGGGAGGAATGCGATGAAATTCAAGGTCGTCCCGATCATGTACAAGCTCGACAGGAACACATGTACGCTCACGCTGAACAACGCCGAATCGCTCAACGGCCTGCTTTCCGAGGGGTGGAGAGTGGTGCGCACCGACGTGCTGCCCGGGCTCAATGGGAAAAAGTACAAGGTGACGCCGGACGCATGCTTCGAACCGCCCCTGCCGCCGACGCTCGTCTACATTCTCGCGAGGGACGGTGCCACGGAGGACGCGCCATCGGACGAAGACTTCACAGAGAAACTGGAACGGCTGAAAAGCCGGCTCGAAGAGGACCACGGGATGCTGCGCCCGCTCCGCGAACTGCACGGGGACCATGGCTATATCCGCGCCGCCGGCTGCAGCCTGGAGAGCGCGATCTGGAACATCGAAACGCTTCTGACGGACGGAGACTGAGATGGCTGAAGACGTGATGCAAAAGTTCCTCGAATGGCTGAAAGCGCAGAAGGATGACGAGTATGCAACCTTCAACGAAGCGGTACGCACCGAAGGCGTATCCGAAAGCGAAATCGACGGGTGCATGACGAGAGCGCAAGTGTATGCGAGATGCGCTGACAATTGCCGCCACCTGCTCTCTGAAGCATCCAATCATAAAAGTGAGAATCGAGAATACGAAATGAAAGACATCGACATCGTGGCTAGAGTACTTCATGAGCTGACTGAGAAGCACCTCAAGAGCTGCGAGCTCGCTGACAATCCGCTCGACAGGAAATACGCGAGAGCTCAATGCGGGGCAATCTCCGAAGCCGAGAGCGAGATCAAGAAGGCTCTCGCCAAGGAAAGAGAGTGCGGGGACAATCCATTTGAGATGGGTCCAGGTGAACTGACTACGCGGGACATGCACATATGCGACCTGTGCGGCGAGTGGGTGTCCAGTCCGGTCTACCCAGTGCTTCTGGCTTTCAATGGGCAAAGCAAGATGGCCACCGAGGTTTGCGTCAATTGCATGAATCATCTCAAATTCAAGCCAACAAAGACCGTGCCGATGGAAGCGTACCGCGATTACGAGCAGTGGGTTCTCGCACACCCAAAGAAAAACGCGACGGCAAACGAGAGAGCGATAGACAGATGAGCGGGTGGAGAGACCGTGCCGCATGCGTCGGCTACGATCCGGAGATCTTTTTCCCCAAGCCGAAGGACGTGAAGGCCATAAGGAAGGCACAGGAAGTCTGCAGCGGATGCCCGGTCATCGAACAGTGCGGCAGGTTCGCCGACGAGCACACACGCATCGACGGCTACTCGGTGCAGGGAGTGTGGGGCGGCAGGCTGCGACTCGGAAAGAAGAACATATGAATCGCAAAAGCCAACTCGACTTCGAAGTCGAATATGTCCGGGGCGAACCCACTACGATCTCCACGGACAAGACCATCGCGCAGATCGCCTCCGACGCCTATATGAAAGGCTTCGTTGACGGACGGATCAAACCGCAGACGGAAATCGAGCAGGTGGTGGAAGCTCGACCACGTCTCTCCATACCTGAGCATGTGGAGCCCGGTCCCGAAATGGCTCGTATGGCTCAGATGGCACAAACAGTGGAAGACGGAAAGGAAGTCAGTGGAATGAGCGTATCGAAGAAGGCATGGGACATGCTCTGCGAAGGCAAGAGCGTGGACGAGGTCAGGATCGCCACGGGTTTCAGCAGGGCCGTGCTCGAAGCGATGCTCAAGGACATCGAACGGGACAGGCTCAGACGGAACGGATCCTGAAAAAGAAGAAGCCCACCTGAAGGCAGGCTTGCATCTCTCGACGGAAGCAATCATAGACCGAAGGGTGGGAATATGAGCGAACACGTGAACTGCCAGATCTGCGGGGCCGAAGGTGACGGCGCCATCTGCGGCGAATGCGCCGAGGACTGGCGCCGTCGCCTTGAATGGCTTCGTACGGAGGGCATGCCGACGCTGCGCCGGATCGCATACCGGCAGGCTCGGCTCGACGTCCCATCGGCGAGGAGAGCGAAAAGCGCCTTCCCCTGCACGCCGATCAACATCGAGGCGCAGCAGGCATACGCCACGGCGGAGACCCACTGCCAGCTGCTCGCCGGCAGACTGGGCCTGAAACCCTTTGGAACCGACCGCCTCGGCCGACGCCGCACGCTGCGGCAATGGACATGGCTGCTGCCGATGCTTGAACACTACATGCCGCGCCTGCTCGCACTGCCCGACGCGGCGGAATGGCAGCACGCCACCGTCAAGGTCTGCGAGCGCGTCGCCGTCCAGGCCACACGACGGGAGGAACGTCGTCTGATCGGCATCTGTCCGGAATGCCATGCGTTGACGGGCAACGACGGCAACGAGGTGCGGACCCCGATCTACGCCGAGCATGGGGCGGACTACGCCGTCTGTCCGGTCTGCGGCTCGTTCCTCACGTTGAGCGACGTCAGACTCGAGTATCTGAAATCGGCGGGCATGCTGCACATCACGAGGACACGTGGCGACGCCGCGAAGTGGGTCACGGAGAACTGCGGAGTCCACGTCACAGGAAAGGACCTCGACAATTGGGCCCGACGCGGCTTCCTCCATCCGAAAAAGGTGGAGGGACGCTATTGGGAGTGGAACATCGAGGAACTCATCAAGGCGGTGCGCGAAAAACGTTCCGCCGATTGACTGAGCCGAAAACGTGCTACACTGTCGTGTGTCAAGAGACTGCCCCAGGCAATACGCCGAGGGGCAGTTCTTCGTATTCAGGCCCCTATAGCTCAGCCGGCAGAGCAGCGGTCTTTAAACCATGGGTCCACGGTCCGGTACAGTTCGGTACAAAATCGCAATCACGAGACGCAGGGAGGCGGACATGGCCGGAATGCGCATTCCACAGAACATCACCTTCGACCAAGGCAGGGGAGTGTTTATAGACGGTCTTCCGGTCATCTACCCGATCGCGGACATCGGGCCACGGTACGAGCCCATCGTGGACGGCCCGGGAATCGTGTGGGTCCCCTTCTACGCCGAATCGCTCACGGTTCGGTCCGATTACGGCCACCCCCATGAGGGGCCGCATATGGAGGCGCCCATATACGACGCGTTACGGAATGCCTCATATAAGGCCCTTAATACGGGCCGCCATACAGGTCGCCCATAGAGGGCTGGTGATGGAGGTCGGGCATGGCTCAGTCGAAAGGCCGCTCCAAGGTCAATCCGAGGCGCAGCAATGGAGCAGCAAGAAGGCGCATCAAGCAGAGATGGCTCGCCATCGAACAACCGCCGATCTGCCGCTTCTGCCATCGTCCGATAGACATCATGCTCAAATGGCCGGATCCGTGGAGCTTCACCATCAATGAGATCAAGCCGGTCAGCAAAGGCGGCTCTCCATTCCAGTTTGACAACACCGAACCGATGCACTTGCACTGCAACTCCAAGCTCAAGGACCATCCAAAACAATACTTCGAAGAATCGGCCGGAAAAACAGGGAAAAAGCCGGTTCCGGTCTCAAGACTTCCGATCACCAAAAGCCAAGACTGGTGAGCGCCGCTCCGAGGCCGGGGCGTTGCCCTCCCCGCCCCGGCCGAGGCACCTCAGAAGGCCAGTGCCCACATCCCCCCGCGTCCGTGGTCGATTTTCCAAGAGTCACGCCCACCGGCCTCCATAGGGCCTCTCAGGGCGCTGCTCGGACCTCGATGCAATGCTTTTGACCCACTGGCCGGCCGGCCGCTTACATGCGATCCTCGCCTTTTTATCCATGTCACAAAATTAGATAGACAACTACAGAAAACAGTAGTAATATTGTATACATGGATAAACACAAGAAATGTGTAGAGTGTGGCAGGTTCCTCCGCAACTCAGAAACACCGAGGCGGCCGCGCAGATTCTGCAGCGCGAGGTGCAGACAGCGCTACTGCCGCGCCAACCGCATCCCAATGGAACTCCGTCGCCTCCACCGTTGGGTGCGGGCCGATGGAAAAAGGCCGATCATGCCGAATGGAAGGCCGGCGTCAAGCACAGATCCGGACACCTGGACCACCTATGAGGCATGCCGATCAGGATCCGGAGATGGCTTCGGCATCATGCTCGGCGATGGCCTGGCATGCTGGGACTTCGACCACTGCCTCGATGCAGATGGCGATCTGATCGCCGATAGCGACGCGGCGCGCATCGTCCCGTCGCTGCTCGATGAGGCCGTCTGGACCGAATCGAGCGTGTCGGGCACGGGCCTGCACATCTTCGTCAGGTCCACCGATCCGAGCTTCAAGCGTCCGGGCGTCGAATTCTACTCGCACTCCCGCTTCATCCGCACCACCGGAAAGAGGTGGCCGCGATGACCACCGTGATCCGCAACCAAGGGACAAGCGCCGAGGTGCGCAGGCGCCTCGCAGAGGAAGGCAAACCGGTCCTGCTCGCATTCAGCTGCGGCAAGGACTCGATCGCCGCATGGTGCGCCATGAGGGACGAGGGCATCGACGTCATTCCGGCGTATCTCTACTACGTGCCGGGACTGACATGGATCAACGAAGAACTGGACTACTTCGAACAGAAGTTCGGCACCCGCATCCGCAGGTATCCGCATCCGTCGCTCTACCGATGGCTCAACAATTTCGTCTACCAGGCTCCGGAGAGACTCCGGTACATCGAGGCGGCGCAGCTGCCCACACCCACATACGAGCAGACGTGGGATCTGATCCGCGACCACCTCGGACTGCCGAAGGGCACATGGTGCGCCGATGGCGTCCGCGCCGCCGACAGCATCCAGCGCCGCGGCGCTTTCGTCCGCTACGGATATTGGCGCCATTCCTCGCGCAAGGTCAGCCCGATAGGCGACTGGCTCAAGGGCGAGGTCATGAACTGCATCGAATCCCATGGCCTCAAGCTGCCGGTCGACTACGAATGGTTCGGCAGGTCCTTCGACGGCATCGACAGGCGTTTCACGGAAGTACTCAAACAGCGCGACCCCGAAGACTTCGAGGTATTGCGCAGCTGGTTCCCGCTCCTGGAGGCCGATCATGTCCGCTAAAACCTTGAATTTCGGCGGCGGCGTGAGCTTCGGCCGCAAGAAGGACAAAAAACCGGCCGGCATGGATGGCATGACCGAGCCGGAGAGGCGCGAGGCCGAGGCATACCGAGCGAGGGCGAAGGCCGAGCGCAAGCGCTTCGTCGCTGCGACCGACAGCGAATTCTGGATCTGCCTCTGCTTCCCCAGCGCCGAGTATATCGGCCGATGGCATGAAGCCTTCGGCTTCGGCGAGGACCATGCGATCCTCAACGCGGCAGATGTCGTCGGCTCGCTCGACGGACTCGGCGAGGCGTCGTCAGTCGCGTTCGGCGGCGGCGTGAGCTTCGGCGGATTGCGTTTCGGCGCGGAGAAGACCAAGGACCCACTCGCCGACGTCACCTACACGGGCGACCTCGAGGCCGACTGCTTCCTCGAGCTCTCGATCCTGCATGAATGCCTCATGAAGGCGCGCGCTCCGGAAAGGCCAGCCGACCCGACCGACAGCGAACATTGGTTCGTGCTCGCCTTCGCGCGCAGGGACGCGAAGGACGCGTTCCTGCGCGCGCATGGGCTTACGAAACTTGGCGACAAATACATGGATGGCGTCGCCGTCGCCAGAAAATTCGGCGCCTCGATCTGATTGGAGGTGAAACATGCGCAATGCGCTCAACCGAATCGGCACCGCCGTACGGAACGTGGCGGGACGCGTGAGGAACGCGCTTAGCCGACGCTCCACGTCCGCCTCGGGCGGCCGCACCAGCGGATCCTGATTTTCCGAAGCGATTCAGACCATGGCCGTCCATAGTGGCGGCCTTTTCCATTGGAGGGGAACATGAGCAACTACGTGCAGGGCGAGTTCGACTTCACCCGCCAGGCGAGATCCCGCAGCGCGAGCCGCACGAGCGGTTCCTGATGTGAAACGGAGGCGGCACGATGACGGTCGAACAACCCGACCTGCCCTCAGAGGTCGAATGGCCCGAACAGACGAAACGATGGTGGAAGGCACTGCCATCGACGCCGGGCGCCGACCAATGGACGGAAAGCGATTGGGAATACCTCATGACCACCGCCCTCGTGCACGCCGCCGTCTGGGGCAACGGCGACTTCACGCTGCTCGGCGAACTCCGGACAAGGGAGGCCGCCTACCGCATCACGCCCGCGGCGCGCAAGACCGCCATCAAGACGGACGACGAACCGCAGGAAGAGCACAAGGCGACGCCCCTCGACATGATCGCGCAACGAAGACTGGAGATGCAGAGTGGCAAGAAAACTCAAAGGCGTGCAAGAGCCTAGCTTCTCCGCCATCCCACGGCACTCCGGCTCGGAAGGGCCACTCGCATGCGACCTCGCCGCCGGATACGACATGCCTCCGGATCCATGGCAGCGCAAAGTCATGGAAGGATGGCTCGCGACCCTCAAGAGCGGCAAATGGGCGGCCGGAGACGTCGGCATCAGCGTCCCACGCCAGAACGGCAAGAACGGCATCCTCGAATTCTGCGAACTGTACATGGCCGCGATCCTCGGACTCAAGATCCTCCACACCGCGCACGAGGTCAAGACGTGCCGCAAGCACTTCATGCGCATGAAACACTACTTCGAAAACGCGCGCAAATATCCGGAACTCGCCGCCATCGTCCAATCAATCCGAAGCACCAACGGCCAGGAGGCCATCTACCTCACGAACGGCGGCAGCATCGAATTCATCGCACGCTCCAAGTCGTCCGGCCGTGGCTTCACCGTCGACGTCATCGTCTGCGACGAGGCGCAGGAGCTGACCGACGAGCAGATGGAGGCCATGCAGCCGGCCATCTCATCCGCTCCGTCCGGAAACCCGATGACCATCTACGCCGGAACGCCGACACCGCCAACATCGCCCGGAACCGTGTTCGCACGACTCCGCAAAGAGGCCCACAGCGGCAAAAGCCGCCGCCTCTGCTGGTTCGAATGGGGCGTCAAGGAAATCGGAGACGTCGAGGACCGCAAACGGTGGGAGGCAACCAATCCAAGCCTCGGCATCCGCCTGCTGCCAAGCGTCATCGAATCGGAAGTCAAGAAATTCAGCCCGGACGGCTTCGCCCGCGAACGCCTTGGCTGGTGGGACGAGACGGCCGACAGGTCGAGTGACATCGACCTCAAGAACTGGGCCGCATGCCGCACCACAACGCCGGCGACCGAAGGCTACGCGGCGTTCAGCGTCAAATTCAGCCCGGATGGCCGACATGTATCGCTCGCGGCCTGCCGCAAGCCGCCTGCCGGATCCGACCTCAAACCGCATGTGGAACTCATCGAATACAAGACCATGAGCTCCGGCACCGATTGGATCGCCGACTGGATGGCCGCCGAGAACAAGCAGGGTGCCACAAGATGGCGCGAAAGCCTCGCGATCGTCGTAGACGGACGCGTCGGCACGAGCGACCTCATCAACAAACTCATCGACCGCAAGGTCTCCAAACGGGTCATCTGGACCGTCGGCGCCGGACAGATGCAGGACGCCGTCGCCATGTTCGAGCAGGGCGTCAACTCGCATCTGCTCACGCAATTCGGGCAGCCGGCCCTCGACGAAGGCGTCGGACACGCGCTGCACAGGGACATTGGAAACAACGGAGGATTCGGCTACGAATCAAGCTCGGAAAACGTGGACGTCACGCCGGTCGAAGCCGTGGCGCTCGCGTACTGGGCGGCCAGAACATCGAAACGTAATCCAGGAAGACATGCTAAGGCGGTTGCATTATGAGCGACGAGATCTCACCACAGCTCCAGCAGATCCGGCCACGTGGGCTGCCGGCTGAATGCATGACGGACATCGACCTCATGCTTCAGAAATGGCAGAACAAGCTTGGACGGAACCAACTGCGGAGTCGCTACTATGACGGACGGCAGAATCTGAAGAATCTTGGCATCGCAGTGCCGCCCACGCTCTCCAAGGTAGACGAGGTGGTCGGCTGGCCTGCCAAGGCCGTCGACGCGCTCGCCAACCGCGTGGTGTTCGATGGTTTCGTCAGCACCGGCGACGACCGTGATCCTTTCGGACTCGACGAGGTGCTGGAAGCCAACGACTTCACGGTGGAACTGCCGAAGGCGATCCGCAGCGCCCTCAAGCACTCGTGCTCTTTCGTGTGCCTGCGGTCCGGCGATCCGTCCATCGGAGAGCCGGAGGTGGTCATCACGTTCCGCAGCGCGCTCTACGCGACCGGAATCTGGAACATGGCGACACGCTCGCTCAGGGCCGCGATGGTCGTGCAGGACATCGACGACGCGCAGGCCGAACAGGGCATCATGATCCCGACCGACGTGATGCTCTACGAGCCCGGATACAACATCCGCATCCTGCGCACCGACGCCGGATACGTCGCATCCGACCCAATGCCGACCGGACTGGACCACGTGCCGGTCTGGCTACTCGCATACCACAGCGACCTCGACCGTCCATTCGGACGCTCCCGAATCAACCGCGAGGTGATGAGCATCACCGACCAGGCCGCACGAACCATGCTCCGCATGGACATCGGCGCCGAATTCTACAGCGCGCCACGCGCCGCCCTCATCGGCGCCGAGCCTCCGGTCGACAAGGATGGCAACCCCATCACGGGATGGGAGGCGGCAATCAGCCACCTGCTCGTCATCAACGCCGACGAGGACGGCGTGAAACCGTCCATCCAACAGCTCTCGCAGATGACCATGCAGCCGCACAGCGACCAGCTCCGCGTGCTCGCCGCACGCATGAGCGGCGCCACCGACATCCCGATGGCGAAGCTCGGCGTCATGACCGACAGCGGCCCAAGCAGCGCCGACGCCATCGCCGCCGGCGAAAGCGACCTCGTCATCGAGGCGAAGAACACGTGCGACGCGTTCGGCGTGCAACTGCGCAGAATGGCGAGGGACATCGCCCTGATCAAGAACGGCGACGACATCGACGACAAACAGCTCGCCGCGCTCGCCGTCAACTGGCGGGATCCGGAACGCCCGAGCCGCGCAAGCCGCGCCGACGCGATCCTCAAGCAGGTGCAGGCCATTCCATGGCTCGCGGAATGCGACGTCATCCTCGAGGAACTCGGCTACGACGACGCGAAGATAACACGACTGCTCGCAAGCAAACGCAAGGCGGACGCCCGCAGCGTGCTCGACTCGCTCACCAAGGCCGCCACGCAACGGCAGGAAACCGAGGTGAACACCGATGACGACACGGCAGGACGTGGAGACACTCAGTCTCGCTCAGCAGCAGGCGGTCAGAATGGCGATCAGGGAGATGAGAAGCCTATGGACGACGGCACAGGACCTGAACGCTGAATGGCAGCTTGATCTCCTGCTTGACGCGGTCCCACGCCTCGTCGCCAAATACGGCGACGTGGCGGCCGCCGCAGCCGCCGAATGGTATGAGCGGCAGCGCGCCGAATACGGCCCGTCCGACAGCGAGGAAAGCTATCGCGCGATTACAGCCGACAGCTTCCGAGACGAGGCCATACGTGCCGCCATGCAATCACAATCCTCACTGCTCTCATCCGACCCGCAGCAGCTCGCCTCATGGCTCGAACAGGCGATCACACGCTGGGTCCACTACTCCGGCCGCCAGACCATCGCCAACAACGTCATACGCGACCCGTCGAAACCACATTGGGCGCGCGTGCCCCGAGGCGCCAAAACCTGCGCCTTCTGCCTAGTGCTCTGCTCGCAGGGCTTCGTATACCGCAGCGAGGACACGGCCACGTTCGCGCACGGCAGCATCGACAAATACCACAACGACTGCGACTGCGAGGCGATCGCCTCATGGGACGCGGACGAATCAATCATCAAAGGCTACGACCCGGACCGCCTCTACGACCAGTACGCCGAAGCGCGCGACATGATCGCAAGCGGCAACATCCCCGAGGAATGGCGCGAACAGATGAAAGCCGCCGGCATCAAGACCGACAGCATGTACGACCCACACGCTCTCGCGTTCCTCATCCGCAGGACGTGCCCGGGCTCCGTGCGCGACGGCGTCAAGGGCGACTGACCGAAACCGAAACAGATTTTCCAAGGCGACCGCACGGCCGCCTTTTTTACCGTCCGAAGCCGCACGGCCGATGGACGGCGCAACAAGAAAGGGAGGGCCACATGGCCGAAGAAGCATCCAATTCCACCGACACCGAACAGAACGCGACGGACGCAACGGAGCCGCACGGCACCGAAGGCGGGGAACTGGACTACAAGGCGCTCTACGAGCAGTCGCAGGCGGACCTCGAGAAGGTCACGGCCGAAAGCCGCAAGTGGGAGAAGAACGCCAAGACCAACTACCAGAAGGCGAAGGAATTCGACTCGATCAAGCAGTCGCAGATGACCGACCAGGAACGCATCGACGCCCTGCAGGCCAAGGTCGACGGCTACGAGCGCGCCGAGTCCATCAGCAAATGGAAGGCGGAGGCCGCCAAGAAGTACGACCTGCCGGCGGACCTTATCCAAGGATCCGACGAAAAGCAGATCGACGACCACGCCAAGGCCCTCAAACAGTACATCGCGGCGATCAAGAAGCCGAAGATCAACGTGCCCGGCGGCAACAAGAACCCCGACGAGCGCAATGTCAAAGGCGGCGACTGGCTGCGAGAAGCGATCCAAAACTCGCGCCACTAACAACGAAAGGAAAACAAAATGGCGTCAACCGTCAACCAGATGATCGGATCCACCGACCTCGGCTCCGGCAACGGACTCATCCCGGTCGAATACGCGACCCAGATTATCCAGGACGCACCGAAGCAGTCCGTCATCATGAGCCGTGCGCGCACCGTGCGCATGAGCACCAAGACCCGCACCCAGCCCGTGCTCGACTCCAAGCCGATTGCCTACTGGGTCGGCGGAGAAACCGGCCTCAAGCAGACCACCAAGATGAAGTGGAGCGGCCTCACCATCACGGCGGAGGAACTCGCCGCCATCGTCCCGATCCCCGAAGCCGTCCTCGACGACGCCGGCATCCCGCTCTGGCCCGAGATCATGCCCCGTCTGATCGCCGCCATCGGCCTCAAGGTCGATCAGGCCGCACTCTTCGGCACCGACAAGCCGGCAAGCTTCCCCGAAGGAATCGTCACCCAGGCGACCGCCAAGAAGAACACAATCACCGCCGGCAAGGACCTCGCGGCCGACGTCGCCACCATAGGCCAGAAGCTCGCGGAGCAGGGCTTCTCCATGAACGGCTTCGCCGCACAGCCCGGCCTGCGCTGGCAGCTCATCGGCCTGCGCAACAACAACGGCACCCCGATCTACACGCCCAGCCTCTCGGCCGAAGCGCCGAGCACCCTCTACGGCTTCCCGCTCAACGAGGTCAACAACGGCGCATGGGACTCGAAGAAAGCCATGCTCATCGGCGCCGACTGGAGCAACTTCGTGGTCGGCCTCCGCCAGGACATCACCTTCAAGATGCTCGACCAGGCCGTCATCACCGACGACAACGGCAAGGTGATCCTCAACCTCGCCCAGCAGGACTGCGTGGCCATGCGCGTCACCTTCCGCGTCGGCTTCCAGATCGCCAACCCGATCAACGACGTCCAGTCCGACGCTTCCAAGCGCTTCCCGGCCTACGTGATCGCGCCGGCCTCCGCGGTCGCGGCGAGCCTCGAGGATTCCGGCACCCCGGTGGTCGACTCCGACGACGACACCGCTGACGACGCCGAAACGGCCTCCAAGGCCGCATCCAAGACGAAGGGCAAGTGATCGCATGGCGGACGGTGAAGAACCCGACTGGGAGACCGAGCCGTTCGCCACGTCCTCCGACCTCGAACAGAGATGGAGGGCGTTCGGCGAAATGCCGAGCGAAGACCGCAAGCTCGCCGACACGCTGCTCTCCGACGCGTCGCAGATCATCCGCGACGAATGCCCAAGATGGCGCGAGGCGAGCCCGCTCACACGCAAGATCATCGCGTGCGAGATGGTCAAGGACGTGCTGAGCCAGTCCGACGACGCGATCGGCGTGAGCCAATCGACCGAGACCGCCGGCAGCTTCAGCCAGACCTACCAGTACGCGAACCCGTCCGGCCGCCTCTACCTCACATCGGCGCAGAAACGGCGCCTGCTCAAAGGCAGACAGACCATGTGGTCCGTGGACCTCGCCACCGGCGCGGCGGTGCTCCCATGAGCATGCACGGCGAAACCGTCATCGTCCACCGCATCGTCCACACCGGCGACACCGACGACCTGAACAACGAAATCACATCGACCCGCACAGAAACCGTCGAGAACGTCCTCGTCGAACCGGGAAACCAGTCCGACGCATCCGACGCGACCAGACCGGACGGCATCACCGTCGCCTACGTGCTCTACTTCCCCCGGACCTACACGTTTGGTGGACTGCGCGGGGCGACGGTCGAAATCAGCGGCATCGACAAGCCTCTGCACGTCATCGGCGACCCAAGACCGATAGCCGGAGGCATCAGACCGACCAGATGGAACCTCAAGGTCGAAACGGAGGAACGCGATGGCTAGGATCCGCACCCAACTGCGCAAGGACGGCGTGCTGGCGATCCTCAACAGCGCCGAGATGAACAGCCTCGTGCGCCGCAAATGCGAAGAGATCCAGGCACGCGCCAACGCGTCAAGCGGAGGCGGATACAAGTCAAGCGTCATAAAGACAGACCGAGCGCACGGCGCCGTCTACACGGGCACATACGAGTCCGCGAAGGACAACGCACGTCACAACACACTGCTCAAATCGATCAGCTGACTGAAAGGAATACCACGATGTCCATGGTCGAAACAGCAGTCATCAAGCGCCTCAACGCGGACGAAGGGATCAAGGCCGCAGGCCTTGCCGCATACGGAGACGTCCCCGAGTCGCGTCCGACGCGATTCATCACCGTGGAACGCGTAGGCGGCTCCAGCGGCCGGATCATCGACCGGCCGCTCATCGCAGTGCAGATCTATGCGTCCACCAGAAGCGAGGCCATGAAACTGGCCGAAACGACCCGCATGGCGCTCATGCGCCTCACGGATCCGACCAACCTCACCGGCCTCGCTGAAATCGCGGCCGTCGACATCTCGGGTGTGACCAACTATCCGCTCGACGAGACGACGCCACGCTACCAGATCACCGCGCAGCTCGCGGTGCACGAATGAAAGGAACCACATGAGCAAACCAAACTCGCAGATGGTCTCCGTCGGCAAGCCGCACGGGGGTGACGGAAGGGTAGCCGGCGGCGCATGGTACGCCAAGTCCGGCGGCACGCTGCCCAAAGACGCCACGACCAGCCTGGCAAGCACCTTCACCGACCTCGGATACCTGTCCAACGACGGCCTGACCGACACCATCGACAAGAACTTCACCGACGTGACCGCATGGGGCGGCGACCGCGTGCTGAGCGTGCTCACCTCCCAGACGGAAAGTTTCAAGTTCGCGATGCTCGAGACCACACTCGACACGCTCAAGGTCGTCTACGGCGACGACAACGTCACCGACACCAGCGGCGTCATCTCGGTCAAGCACAACGCCAAGGGCAACGACCAGTTCACCTTCGTTTTCGAAATCGCCATGACCGGCAACCGCATCAAGCGAATCGTCGTGCCATCCGCAGTCGTCACCAACCTCGACGACGTCGAATACAAGGACGGAGAAGCCATCAACTACTCCATCGAACTCGCCGCGCTGCCAGACGCCGACGGCAACACGGCCTACGAGTACATCAGCGCCGTCTCCACCGCCGACCACAGCTAAAGCCACTGAGGCCCCGGCCGGAGTCGCACCAAGACCGGCCGTGCGGCGGCACAAAAGCCGAGTCCCCGCCGCACGGCCATCATCCACACAAGGACCACGGCAAAAACCTGAAAGGCTCATCAATGGCGATCATCATCCAGGACTACGAACCGTCCGGCGATACCATCGAAGTCATCCTCCCCGGCAGCAAGAAACGGTGGAGCATCCCGAACGCGGAAACGCTGACCATCAAACAGATGTCAGCTGCCCAACGCGGAGACTTCGGCTTCGTCTACGACCTCTTCCCCGAAGAGGCGCACCCGCTGATCGACAACCTCCACGCCAAGCAGATCGAACAGCTGCTCAAGGGGTGGACAAAGGAAAGCGGCGTGGAAGACGGCCCAAAAGAATAGCCGCCGTCTGCTGGCTCATCACCGAGCATCGCGACGCCGTGGAACTACTGCTCATCGAGCACGGCCTACGACTGCGCATGCTCGGCCACGGCCTGTCATTCAACGACGTCTACATCCTGTGCGCCCACGCTCCGGAAGGATCAGCGCTCGCCGGTGAAATCGACCCGGCGGCGAAATGGACGCACCGCGACTACATGCTGTGGTCGATGGAGTATTCGCTCCGCTGGCTCGCATGGTCCAAGACCAAGGAAGCGCAGCACAAGCGGCATCGTCCGGAACCGCTGCCCACACCGGGAAAGCGCAGGGACTCCAACAGCGGACGCTTCACGGACGTGCAGCCGATGAGCATCGACGAGATGCGCGAATACCTCCGCCGGCCAAGACACTCGATCAAGAAATAACCCTCAGGACTCGGCGGTTTGTGAGGAACGATGGCCGGAGTGACCATCATGGACGCCTGGATCAACGTCGTCCCCAGCATGGCTGGAATCACCGGAAAGCTCAACAAGCAGATCTCCGGCGTCGGCGACCAGGTCGGAACGAAACTCGGATCCGAAGCCGGACACGGCTTCTCCAAGGGACTGCTCGGCGTCGGCGCGATAGTCGGCGCAGCGGCGCAGATGACGCAGAAGGCCATGAGCGCCATCTCGAGCAGCATCGGCAGCGCGGTATCGCGTGCCGACCAGATGAACAACTTCCCCAAGGTCATGGCGAACCTGGGCTATTCGTCCGAGGACGCGTCGAACAGCATCAAGAAAATCGGCAAGGCATTGGACGGCCTGCCAACCTCGAGCGCCGTCATGAGCGGCATGGTGCAGCAGCTCGCCCCTCTGACCTCAAGCCTCGACGAGGCGACCACGATCAGCCTCGCCCTGAACGACGCCATGCTGGCCGGCGGCGCATCGACCATGGAGCAGGAAAACGCCCTGACCCAGTACACCCAGATGTTGAGCGCCGGCACGGTCGACATGCAGGCATGGCGATCGATCCAGGCGGCAATGCCTGGACAGCTCAACCAGGTGGCTGAGGCGCTGCTCGGCGCCGGCAAGAACGGCAACGACCTGTACGAGGCGATGAAAAAGGGGACGGTCTCTTTCGACGACTTCAACAAGGCAATCGTCGACCTCGACAAGAACGGTTTCGGCCAGTATGCCAGCTTCGCGCAGCAGGCCAAGGACGCCACGCAGGGCATCGGGACGGCCATCGAGAACGTGCACAACCGAATCTCGAAGGCCGTGCAGAAGGTCATCGAAGCCGTGGGTGTCTCCAACATCAGCGGCGCAATCAACGCGTTCAGCTCCCAGTTCGGCAAGATCGGCGACACCGCGGCCGCAGCCGTCACCGTGGCGAAGAACTGGCTAATCTCCTTGTACAAGGACGTCGAAAGCACCGGCAGCTTCCAGAAGCTCCAGGATGCTTGGGCCGGCGTCGTCAAGGCGTTCCAGTCGGTCGATTGGAAGAACCTCATCCCGTCCGACGTGTTCGACCGGTTCACGTGGGCCATCGCCAACGCCATGACCATCGCGATCAACGGCATCTCGAACCTGCTCGCGATCATCGGCGAGGCGATCAAGGCGGTCGGCCGATTCGTGCAGGCGTTCGCCGCGACCGGAGCGTTCGAGGCGTGGATCGAGATCCTCAACATGGTCGTCGGACTCGTGCGCGACGTCGTGACGGCGATCGGGCGAATCATCGCCAAGTTCGCCGAGCTCGCCACGCACGGAAAGGACGCCAGCGACTTCGGAACCGCCGTCGGCAACGCGTTCAAGCTCATCGCCGAAGCAGTCAAACCAGTCATCAGTGCGCTTGACGACGTCGTGAATTGGGCTGCGAACAACGCCGGAACCGTCGTCACCGCCATCAAGCTCATCGGCGCGGCCATGCTTGCAGTCAAGGGTTATCAGGCGATTACAAGCGGGCTGCAGGGCATCGCGAAGGCCGCGCAGGCCGTGGGCGGCGCAGCCAGCGGAATCTCCAAGACCGTCGAATTCATCAACGAGATGGGCGGCCTCGGCGCCACGCTGAAGCACGTCGCATCGAACCTCAACATCGTCAAGGCCGCGCAGTCCGCATGGAACGCCATCACCACGGCGGCAACGGCGGTGCAGGGCGCGTTCAACGCGGTCATGTCGGCCAACCCTATCGCTCTCGTCGTCATCGCCATCACGGCACTCGTCACAGCGCTCGTGCTCTTCTTCACCAAGACCGAGCTCGGACGGCAGATGTGGTCGTCGTTCATCTCATGGCTGCAGCAGGCATGGCAGGCCGTCAGCACGTTCTTCATCGGACTGTGGGACGGCATAGTCCAAGTGTTCCAGGACGCCGTGCAGTCCGTGCAGTCGGCATGGAGCTCGGTCACGTCGTTCTTCACCAACCTGTGGAACGACATCGTGTCCGGCGTGCAATCCGCCTGGAACGGCGTGACCGGCTTCTTCGCCGGCCTGTGGAACGGCATCTCCACTGGAGTGCAGACGGCATGGAACGCCATCGCCGGAATCTTCACGTCCGTAAGCCAGATGATCCAGAACGCGATGGCGACCGCCTGGACGATCATCGGCGCCGTCATCTTCGCGCCGATCAAACTCATCCAGTCCGGCATCAACACCGTGTTCACATGGATCCTCGACTTCATCTCGGGCCAGATGAACTCGACCAGCGGCGTCATGCAAACCGTGTGGACCGACATCTACAACATCGTCAACGGAGTCTGGACGGCCATCGGCACGGTAGTGCAGACCGTCATCAACTACGTGCGCACGATAATCGTCGCCATCCTCGACCTCATCAAAGGCGACTGGCAGGGCGCATGGGACACCGTCAGCAGCTTCTTCCAGACCACGTGGAACGGCATCGTGTCATTCTTCGCGCCGGTCATCGAAGGAGTCAAGACGACCATCAGCAACGCACTCAACGCGATCAGCACATGGTGGAACAGCGTCTGGACGGCGATAAGCACGTTCTTCTCCAACATCTGGAACGCCATCGTCTCCGCTGTCACTCAGAAGGTCAATGCGGTGAGCAACGTCATCAGATCCGTCTGCTCGGCCGTCTCGTCATGGTGGAACGGAATCTGGAACGCGATCAGCGGCTTCCTTTCCAACGTCTGGAACGGCATGGTCAACGCCGTGTCGAACCGGATCAACGCGGTCCGCAACACGATCAGCAGCGTGCTCAACGCGATCCGAGGCGTGTGGAACAGCGTCTGGAACGGCATCAGCGGCTTCCTCAGCGGCATCTGGAACGGCATGGTCAACGCCGTCGGTGGTGCGGTCGGCCGAATCGGCGGGCAGGTCGGCCGAATCTGGGGCGTCGTCACCGGAGCGCTCTCCGGCGCCGGCAATTGGCTCTACAACACCGGCCAGCAGATCATCCAGGGTCTCATCAACGGCATCGGAGGCGCTTTCGGATGGCTCAGAAGGACCATCACGAACCTCGGCAGCAGCGTCGTCAGTTGGGCCAAGGGCGTGCTCGGCATCCACTCCCCGTCACGAGTGTTCAGGGACGAAATCGGCCAGAACATCGCGAAGGGCATGGGCCTCGGCATCGAACGCGGACAGCAGACCGTGCACGACGCCATGAGCTCCCTATACGACGAGATCGACCCGTCGAAGACGGACGCCGGCGTGAACGTGACCGCACGCGGAACGTACCAGCTCGCCTACGACGACGAGATGCAGCTCGCATCGCGCGGACAGCAGCTCTCCAAGCAGGACATGCTCGAAGCACTCCGCGAGGTGTGGGGAGACGGCGTCACGCTCCATCTCAACGATCGCGGAGGCGAGGTCATGGCCGGCAAGCTCGCTAAGCCGATGGCCGACGAATTCGAAAAGCGCACGAATCTCGGAAGGTGACAAATGCTCTCCACACTCCATATGCCGACGCCATCCGTTGATGACGTCAGACTCGACGGGACGCCACTCGAAAGGGTGATGCTCGGCGTCGGCAAGGACGGCATCACCGTCGGCAAAAGCGACCCGTCAATCTCGACAGAATCGATACCGGGCCGCAACGGCGTGCTCGACGTGACGCTCGAAGACGAGACCGGCGCCGCCTACTCCGGCATGCGGACCATCACGGCAAGCCTCTACACGGCAGGCGGCGAGGACGACATCTTCGCCGCCAAATCGTGGTTGGGCGCGCTGAACGGCAAAACCACCACGCTCTCGTGGCGTGGCATGCCCGGAGAATGGCGCGGCAGACTGTCGGTCGGCGAATGGTCCGACATCGTCACGCACGGCGGCATGCTGCAGGTCTCAACGGTCGAGGTCTCAATGTCGGCCATGCCATGCCTGTACGCGCCAATGAGGAAGGCCGCGCTTCGCAACGGAGCCAACCGCATCCACGTGCGCGGCAACCGTCCGGCATGGCCCACGCTCACGCTCACGCCAACGAGCGGAGCGCGTAGCGTGCGCGTCGACGACGGACACGGCCACTCGATCCAGCTCGACGCGACCGGGCAGACACTCACCGGATCCATCACCATCTCGGCCGACCCGGACAGCAGGGCATGCAGAATCAACGGCAACCTCAAGGCCCCGACACTGGAAAGCGACTATTTCCCGCTGCTGCCAGGACTGCAATCGCTCACGCTCACGAACTGCTCCGGCTCGCTCTCATACGAACCACTCACACTCATCTAAAGAGGAACAATCATGCGATTCACGCTCTTCGACAGGTGGGGCAATCCGCTCGGCGACATCCAGTCCGTGCTCGACGCGAAACGCACGCGCGGCACAGACGGAACCGACACGCTCGACATCACCGTCATCGGCGAGATCAACAAGGATGAACGGATAATCTTCCGCGACTCCATGGGACGCTGGGGCGAATACATCTGCCGATACCCAGAAACCGAACGATCCAGCGGCGAACCGACAACGACCGCATACTGCAGCGGCTCCGTCTGCGAACTCTCCAAGATCTACATCGAAGACCGCCGCAACCGTTCAGCCACCGCCGAGGCGTGCCTCGCCAAGGCGCTCGACGGCACCAAATGGAAGGTCGGAACAGTGCAGGCCGGCCTCACCGCGCATCAGGCGGACCTCGCCTTCTACCACGAGTTCGTCTCCGACGCGCTCCAGGACATCTGCGATACGTTCGGACTCGAACTGCAGACGCGCATCGAAGTGGAGGGGTCCACCGTCAAGGCGCGATACATCGACCTGCTCGAACAGCGCGGCGACGCGGAAAGCACGCGACGTTTCGAATACCGCAAGGACCTGCCGTCCATCAAAAGAACCGTCGACAGCGACAACATCATCACCCGCCTGTGGTGCTGGGGCAAAGGCGTGGAGCAGACCGACGAGAACGGCGAGGCGACCGGCGGATACAGCCGCAAGATCGGCATCAGCGACGTCAACGACGGCAAACCATACATCGACGCCGACGCCAGCACGCTCGCCCAATGGGGCATCATCGGAGCCGACGGCAAGATCCACCCGGCAGAAGGCTCCTACGAGGACGGCGACATCGACGACCCGGCCAAGTTACTCGCCGCAGGCAAGGCGTACCTCGCCAAGACCTGCAAGCCGTCCGTCTCCTACACGGCGACCGTGGCCACCCTCGGCCGAGCGGGCTTCGACCCGGAAGGCGTCGACGTCGGAGACAGCGTGCAGATCATCGACTCCGCCTTCACGCCGACACTCCGCCTCGAAGGACGCGTGCTCAAAATCGAAGAGGACCTGATCGGCACACTCGCCGACACCACCCTCACACTCGGCAACATCACACAGTCTTACACGCAGCGCATGGCCGCGCAGAAACAGCAGCTCGACAAGCTCATCAATTCCAGCGGCGCATGGAACGACGCGGCCGGAGGCAAAGGCGTCTACATCGCCGACCTGATCGACCGCATCAACCAGATTATGAACGAGACTGGCGGATACGTCTACCAGACACCCAACCAAGGCATCTACGTGTACGACAAGCCAATCGACCAGCACCCCACGCAGGTCATCCAGATCGGCGGCGGATACTGGCGGTGCGCAAGCTCGAAGAAAGCGAACGGCGACTGGAACTGGCGCAGCCTCGCGAACGGCAAAGGAATCTTCGCCGACGCGATCTACACCGGCCTGCTCTCCGACGCCGCCGGCTACAACAGCTGGAACCTCGACACCGGCGACTTCAAACTCTCCTCCAGAACCACGGTCGGAGGAAAAACGGTCGACGCGATCGCCGGAGACTCATCGTCGGCAGCGCTCGCCGCAGCGAAGAAGTACGCCGACCAGATGAAGCGTGAGTCCGACCAGACCGACCTCGACAACCTCGCCGCGGCCAAGGACTACGCGCAGGCGAAAGCCGAAGAGGCCCGAAAGAACGCGCTCGCGTCCGCCTCGACGGACGCGACGAACAAGGCGAACGCGGCCCTCGAAGCCGCCAAGAAGGCGGCGCAGGCGTACGTGGACGCCTTGGACGAGTCCCTTGGGCAGAAGAGCGTGTTCGACCGGCTCACGAACTACGGCAAGATCCAAGGCCTGTTCATGGAGAACGGCAACCTGTATGCCAACGCGTCCTACGTCAAGTCCGGCGTCCTGGACGCGAACCTCGTCAAGGCGGGCATCCTGACCGACAAGAAGGGCCTGCAGTACTGGGACATGACCACCGGCGAATTCCGACTGGCCGGAACCAGTACCATTGCCGGCAACAAGGCGAGCGACCTCGCCACCACCACGGCGGCGCGGCGGCTCACCTCCGAAGCCGAGGCGGCGGCCAAGAAGTACGCCGACGGCATCGGAACGGACACGCTCACCTCAGCCAAGGCCGACGCCGCAAGCAAGGCAAACGCCGCGCAATCCGCTGCGGCCGCCGATGCTACCAAGAAGGCGAACAGCGCGGAAGCCAACGCCAAGAAAGCCGCCTCGACGGACGCGACGAACAAGGCGAACGCGGCCCTCGAAGCCGCCAAGAAGGCGGCAGCCGACGGCGACACCAGCACGCTCGAAGCCGCCAAATCGTATGCCGACAACACGGCCACGAGCCATGTGAACACGTTCGAAAAGTCGCTCACACAGCAGTACATCTTCAACAAGCTCACCGACGGAGGCAAACTCCAAGGCCTCTACATGAGCAACAACCTGCTGTACGTCAATGCCACATACCTGCGGTCCGGCATCATCAGCGGAGCGAGAAGCTACTGGAACCTCGACTCCGGAATCTTCAGCATGAGCGACGCGAACGGAGTCGAAACGGTTCATCTCGACGGCAACGGCAGCCACAACACGCTCACCGGCACCTTCCAGACTGGCACGTCCGGCTCACGACTGTGGATGAGCCCGAGCTTCAAGCAGACACCAGTCGGCGGAACCGCCGACATCACCGGCGCCGGCATCTCGTTCATCCACGCAACCACGGCGGCGCAGCATCCATACATCGCTGCCGAGTCCACGAATTCCGAACTGGGCGAGATCTCGACGCTGACGTTCAACGGCGGCCGTCGGGCGGACACCGATCCGGGCGCCTTCGTGCGAGTTGGCAGCACGAAAAACAACAACAACAACAAGAAAGAGGCTATATTCCAAGCGCTCGCCTTGCGCGACTACAGCGTGGCGTCCAGTGACGCGAAAAGCTCCGGCGCGAGACTGGTGTCCTTCGCCTCTCCTGCGACCGACGCTTTGGACACATACGCGGAGATCGCATCATGGGATCCGAACGGCGTCGTCGGTGTACAGGCTGACATCAACACGGGATACCTCTACATGGGTGGTTTTCTCGGAGGATACACGAACCGTCACACGTTCGTGGGATCCGCGGCATGGCAGGCATGGAAACCGAATGGCGGATCAATATCGGTCGGCGCAAGCGTCTCCGTGCACTTCTCCACAGGGTCCCCAGCCAAATACGGAAGATATTACGCCGTCGCAAACGCCGATGGCGAATGGGGTGGCATCGTCATGCATGTCAAAAACACCGGAGGCCAATCGGGATGGGACATCCAACTGTACAACGCTGACCGAAACCCTTGTTCGGTCACGATGTGGTGCGAGACGCTCGGATGGCTCGTTAAATAAGGACGGTCGAACATGAAACAAACCATGACAATGAACGACGTGAACATCATCGTCAACTGTGACGAACCCGTCAACGGATACCAGCAATTCGTGTTCTCCCCAGGAACCATTGCATCCTGGACGGCACTGCTCGGACTTGGATCCACAGCCGAAGCAGTCGCCGCGATAATGCAAGGCGTCGAGGACACGACGCGATACGATCCGTCAACCGGCAGGGGGGTCTGGACGGAGGCCTATGAAGCGCTCGAAGCGGCGCTGAACGACAGTGCGGCGGACATGTCAATGCTCGCCGATGACGGAACCGTCCAGAACGATCCGCTGACTGTAGCCCGCAACGACACCAGAAAAGGCATGCACCTACCAACCATCCCGCAACAGGCGCAATCGGTATCGACATACGCCCTCGAAGACTCAGACGCCGGAACCGGCATAGACACGTCCTGCGTTGACGCACAGGCGCTTTCCGACCTGCTCTCGGACAAGAGAGTTGCCAATGCCATCGACAACGCCGAGGAAAGCTTCTACGCAAGCCTCATGCCGCAACCGATAACCAGATGAAAGGTAGTAGAAAAATGAACGATGACCAGCAGTACGTCAGCTTCGACCGACTCGTATCGCAGAAGCTTTCCGAACAACTCGCCGACGCGAACCGGCAGATCGCCACACTCGCCGCCATGTGCGACATCAAGGACGCGCAGATAGCCGAACTCCGCAGCCAGCTCGAAAACAAGGACGACGGTAATGGCAACGCTTGACGCATTCCGCACCGCAAGCGGCGACCCACTCAAATTCGACTTCGCCAACGACTACGTGCCGGACGTGCGCCTCAACGCCGGCGACGTCAACGGCCGCACCATCACCGTCGAGATCTGGGACGACGGAATGCCGGTCGACACCGACGGACTCGCCGCAACACTCGCCTACAACACCAATCCCGGAAGGGACCTCGGCGACCGCATCGCCATGACCGTCGTCCACAACACCGAAACAGCCACATACACCGTCCCTGTGCCACGCAAGGCGCTCACGCGCACTGGCCGCATCCTGCTCGGCATCGAACTTGAATTCCACGGTTCGAAGATCTGCTCGCGGAACTTCGACGGCATCGTCGAACGCGCCGTGTTCGACACCCAATCGCCGGAGATCGCCGACACCATGGGACAACTCGAAAAGCTCATCAACCAAGCGAACACGGCCACCGCCAAGGCGGACGCGGCGGGGGACAGGGCTGAAAAGGCCGTCAACACGGCAACCGACGCGACGAACGCGTTCAAAACGGCGAAAATCGAATACTCGCAATTCTCCGACATGCTCAAACAGACCATCGCGACCATGGCCGCGAACGGCGTCATCATCGCCACCGACGAGGACATGCGCGCGGCTTTCGACCAATACGTGACGCCGGCGCTCGCCGCGCAGGGCGGACCGTTGGACGACGACACGATCAACTGGTTCATCGACTACATGAGGGAGGACTAAAACATGGTGAATCTCAATGCGGGCTGCACCATCGGACAGGCGGCGCAGCTCATCAAGATGGCGCACGAGCAGGACTCGAACGCGTCGACGCTCGCCTACGATTCAAGCCAGGGCGAGTACGCGAACGTCGCCGCATGGTGGCACGCTCACCGTGACGGCCGCGTGTACGGGGCGAAATTCCCCAAGTTCAGCTATTCGAACTCGCCGACCGGCACGAAGACCCGCGACAACGCGAACCTGAAAATCGAATTGAGCACGAACACCACCGCCGGACGCGACGACTACTGCTCGCTCAACGCGTTCCGCACGCTCGAGGTCAATGCGACCATCGACGACGACGGCAAACCGCACGTCAAGGCGATCAGCGGCCTCGACAATCGTTTCAAGCGTGACGGCTCGAACGGCGACGTGTGGATCATGCACGCGCCGCTCTACTACAAGGTCGAGGACACCGGCACCCACCTCGAATTCCTCATCTCCGACACGAAATACGACGGCTACACCGACTTCACCGGCCAGCTGCTCACGGACGGCACGCGCCGTTCCGCCATCCTCCACGCCAAATACATGGGAGGCCTCGACTCGAAGAGCCTGCCGGTCAGCATCAGCGGCGTGAAACCGGCGCGCGCGTTCGGCTGCCAGAACGACCTCATCGACTACGCGGCGAAGAAGGGCAAGGGGTACGCCGGCCGATGCACTGGAGACGACTTCTACGTGCAGATGATGCTGCTCATAAAATGGGCTACCAAGAACAGCGACGTGCTCGGAGGCTGCTGGGGATACCAAGGACAGTGCGCCGTCACCGTCGCCGAGACCGGAAAGACGCGCGTGATCGTCAAAACATCCGACGCCAACGGCTTCCTGATCGGCTCCACGGTCAACGTCGGCACGGACAAGGAACGCAACAACACCGGCAACTCATCCGCCGCCGAAGCGCGCACCATCCTCTCCAAGGCCACCATCGACGCGTCCAACACCGCGCTCAACCTCGACGGCGCCGCTTTCAATACGACCACTTCATGCTTCGTCAGCACCATGCCGTGGAAGACCGGAGCATGCGACAAGGTGCAGGGCACCGACGGCCGCCCTCAATCCGGATCCGCGAACTGCCAGCCATTCATCCTGCAGGACATCGAAATGGGCAACGGAGCGTACGAGACCATGCACGACATCATCGTGCAGGCCACGAAGGACGCCGACGGGAACACGGGCCACGAGCTGATCTGGCGCGTGGGCGACACCTTCAAGGCTTCCAAGAACTCGACCGCGAACTACACGCAGATCGGCGCCTATCCGGACGTGCCCAAGGCTAACGACGGTCAGTGGAAATACTCCACCGACGTGGGGATCCACGGTGGAATGTTCATCCCATCGGGCGCCACGGCAACCTCCACCACCGGCATGTGCGACGCCGTCATCGGCAACCCCATCGCATCTCAGGGTTTCCGTCAACTGCGGCGCCTCGGGCACCTCTGGGTCGGGTCGTCCTGTGGCCTGTGGGCTGCGAACCTCTGGAGCGACTTGGCGTACCGCTGGTGGGGCATCTGCTCGCGCCTATCTGCGCTTGGCCGCACGAAGCTGTAAGCGCAGTGCGGTGGGGGTGAGCGACAGCGAGGGGGCGAAGCCCCATCGTCCCACCCCCACCGACGCTTTCGAACGATCGTACTAATCCGAAAAACAATCATTTTGGGACTTGTGGCGGTGTGCCGTCCGGCCGGCTGCTCTGCAGCGCCTCGGGAACCTCAGGGACAGGTCGAACTGTGGCCTGTGGGCTGCGAACCTCAGGAACGACTTGACGAACCGCAGGTGGAACATCTGCTCGCGCACATCTGGAACACCCCGTCGAAAAGAATCTTTACGCCACAATTACCCTCCACACCGTGAGAGGGCATGCCACGGCCAACAGCCGAAAATACGAACCAAGCACGCGACCGGTAGACGAACCCAACCAGCACCATCGAACGCCGCCTTAGTCCAGATAGGGGAGTCGGAAGACAGCTTGAAAACATATTGCAAACACACCAAATGCGGCGGAACGCTCTTCGTCCGCCACTGCATCGACCTGTACCTCAGAGACAAGAAGGGCAGGTCGGACGTAAAACGCTTCATCGCCTCGTATAACGGCGACCTCGACGCGATCGCCGCCGACATGGCCGGCGAGATCCGCAGCGGGAACATCAGACTCGGCGAAATCAGATACTTCAACCGCGTCGAGCCAACGAACGGAAAACACAGGATCATCGGCAGGGAGACGGTGCGCCATCAGATCTTCGACTGGATCGCGGTCACGGCGCTCATGCCGATGCTCAAGGCCAAGGTCGGCCCGCACCAATGCGCCAGCATCAAAGGCAGGGGAACCGGACGCGTCCGCCAGCTCATCAAACGATGGTCTTTCGAAGGCCGGTTCAAATACTTCATCAAAATGGACGTCCGCAAATACTATCCGAGCATCGACCGGCCGACCCTCAAAAAGATGCTCGCCCACGACGTCGGAGACGCGCAGCTGCTCCGGCTCACATTCACGCTCATCGACTCGTACCAGGGCGAAAACGGGTTGAACATCGGCTCATACCTCTCGCAATGGTTGGCGAACTACTATCTTTCCGGCGCCTTCCACGCCGCCGCCGAACAGCTGACCGCCACACGCCGCCATAAGGACGGGACCACCGTCAGCCGACGGCTCATCGACCACGTCGTCTTCTACATGGACGACATACTGCTCGTGTCGCATTCGAAACGCGACCTCAAAATGGCAGCCACGCGCATGGTCCGATGGATCGAAACGAACCTCAAGGTCAGCATCCACCCCGAATGGAACCTCAAACACTGCGCGCTGGAACCGGTCGACATGGCCGGCTTCACGTTCCGCCCGGACGGACGGGTGAACATCCGGACGGTCATATTCCTGCGCATGCGCCGAGCTTTCAACCGCGCGGCCCGCGCATCGTGGATCGGCTACGACCTCGCCAAACGGTGCGCCTCCTACTGGGGGTACCTCGTTCACAGCGACTCATGGTCGTACCGCCGACGCCACGGCATCGATTCCACCATGCGCAGGGTCAGGGCGTCGCTCCGGCTCCACGCGAAAATGCAAAGGAGAAGATATGCAATTACCGATCGTGTCCAGTAGCGAACCGCTCGAAAAGGTCAGCTACTTCCAGCGCGGCGACGGCATGGCGGACATCCGCCTGCGCCGCAACATCAGGACCGTCGAGCATGAGGCCACGTCCGACGGCATGCCGGCATGGACCGAATACCAGGCCGAGGAAGCGTATCTGCTGCGCGACCTCACCGAACAGGAGGCCGTCGAACAGTACGACACCCTATGGCGCTCGTACATCACCGAACACAAGGACGCCGACGAACGCATCGCGGAACTCGAACAGGTCGGCGCCGACAACGCCGACAGCATCGCCGAGATCTACGAACAGCTCGCAACCATCACTGGAGGTGAGAACGCATGAGCAAGCTCGACCAAGCCATGGCGCGCGTCTACGCAAACCGCATCATCATGGGACGATGCACCATCGACGACGTGCCCGAAAAGCTCCGAGACGCCGTGAAGACGTCCCTCGATGAAAAGGGCTGGAACTGGGATGAATGATCCGAACACGGCCGTCACGCTCGTGGCGGCGATCCTGAGCAGCGGAACGATCAGCGCGATCCTCGTGCCGGTCATCTCATGGATCCTGCGCCGCAAGGACGCCAAGGATGCGAAAACGGAGGACGGCGACCCACTGCGTGAAGGCGTGCGCGTCCTGCTCTTCTGCAAGCTCCGCCAGATCCAGCAGGAAACCGTCTCCGCGGGCGACGTGTGCGACGTGGCAACGAAACAGACCGCGCAGAAGGTCTACAGCGCCTATCACGCCTTGGGCGGCAACGGCGTCGGCACGCAGATGAAGGACGACATCCTAGCCGCCAAGATCGAACCTTCCAACCAATTCGCCGACGCGTGACGCCGACGCATGATTCCAGACCCCGCGCAACGCGGGGTCTTTTCATATCCAACGACAAAAGGAGGAAGGATATGGTCAAACACAAACCGCCCTGGAAGGCATTGACGGCCATGCTGCTTGCCGTCTTCATGGCAGTAGCTCCGACGGCCTCGGCCGACATGAACGGGTACGACGTTTCTGGCTGGCAACCCGCGAACATCACACGAGCCGCACCTGCAGACTTTGCGGTGGTGAAAGCCACCGAAGGTACGTCGTTCAGGAACGGCTCGTGGGTAGCGCAAGCCACGGGTGCCGTTGAAACCGGTAAAGCCCTCGGCCTGTATCACTACGCCGACGGTGGCGACGCTACCGCCGAAGCCGACTACTTCGTCAACACTGTTGGGTCCTACGCCGGCCGTGCCATCCTCGTCCTTGACTGGGAGTCGTATGGCAACAGCTCGTGGGGGAATGGCGCGTGGGTACGAACGTTTGTAAACCGAGTCCACGACAGAACCAGCGTGTGGCCGATGGTCTACGTTCAAGCGTCTGCAGTCTGGCAGATACCGAGCGATGTGAGATCGCACTGTGCCCTCTGGAAAGCCCAGTACGCGAGTAACGCGGCGACGGGTTACCAGGAGAACCCGTGGAACGCGGGAAGCGCCGGGGAGTCCATGATTCAGTACACGAGCAACGGGCGCCTGTACGGCTACAACGGCCCACTCGACCTGAACCGCTTTTTTGGCGACCGTCAAGCGTGGGGCAAGATCGCCTGTGGCGAACGTAAGGGCTGCGTCCCCGGCTCCTATGCCCAGACGGGAGAGCCGACCACGAATGCAAACGCGTCCGCTCCGGCGCCCGCCCAGACGCCGAACGCTAACATCGGCGACATGGCCGCACGGACAATCCGAGGCGAGTATGGTAATGGCGCGGACCGCAAGGCCCGCCTGGGCGGCTATTACAACGCCGTCATGGCGGAGGTCAACCGCCGTCTGACCGGCTCGACCGCCACGGTATCCAGTCCCGTTGCATCCGCAGTCACCTACTGCGTGGTGGTCAGATCCGGCGACACGGTTTCGGCCATCGCTGCCCGTAACAACAGGCAGCCTGCCTCGGCGTGGAACGTCCCGAGCGGCAACATCAACGTCATCTATCCGGGACAGCGTGTCTGTTACCGGGGAACCGCAAGCGTTGCACGAACAACCTCGTACAACACTTACGGCCATGTCGTGAAGTCCGGAGAATCGCTCTGGACCATCTACGGCACCGGATGGGCGAATGCCGCCGCCCGCAACGGCCTCCGCGCGCCGTACACCATCTATCCCGGCCAGATCCTCAAATGACAAGAGCTCCCGCACCAAGCGTGCGGGAGTCCATTGGAAAGGAACGATATGGACATATCAAATGCCACGGCGATCGCATCCGCGATCGTCGCACTCGTCGCGCCGGCCCTTGTGCAGGCGTTCAAGAAGTACATCCCAGCCGATTACGTCGGACTGGTGAGCCTCGGAACCTCCATCGTCCTCGGCGTCATCGCTGTCGGCGCTACCGGAGGCTTCGCCCACGCCACGTGGGGAGTGGCGCTCGCCGCTGTTGTGGGCGTCGCTCAGGCCGTGTACGTGCTCGTCAATCAGGCGTTCGGCGGTAAGCTCAGCAAGGATCAGATCTCTGACTGAACGCCCATATATAGAGCCCCTTCCGTGGTATTCGCTCCACGGAAGGGGCTTTTTCGCGTTTTCAGGCCTTGCGCGCTTGGTTCTGAATCTTGGTTGCGAACCTCATCGCGTCGCCTACGTGCTTCCTGTCGACCTCGGCCATCCAGGCGAAGTCCGGCCCTTCGATGGTCAGATACTTCTCGCCGCCCTTGCGCTTCTTGAACGCCAATGCGAAGACGCCGACGATCAGCAGACGCGTCAGCGTGACGCGCGACTCCAACGCGGAGCCATCGAGGACCGACGCCGTCACCCCATCGATGGGATGCTTTTCGCGTCCGCAGCGGATCTCGCGTTCGAACAGTTCGAATTTGGTGCCGTCGCTGCCCTTGAACGAGTCGAGCTTCCTTCCGGACGGATTGGCCGCGCGCATGGCCGCCTCGAGCTCACGCTGCGCCTCTTCTCCACGTTCAATCGACCGCATCTGCCGCGCGTAAAGCGTTTCATCAGTCTGATCGATGGCGATTGGCATCGCTTGGGACGGCTTTACGGCGCGGATCTGCGAGGCGAGTTCTTTGAACTCGTCCGAGTGTGAGCGTGTGTAGATCGCGCAGTACGGCGATTTGCGTGACTGTGCGGCTGATCCGATGAGCTCCGTATCGCCATTGGCGGTGCGCACGCTCAGGCAGAACAATCCGTTCGTAAGCAGCGTCGCCTTTCCTTCGGTCACGTCCACGACGCTCGACAGCGGCACGACGGTGCGGTCGAAGCCGTATTGCGAAGCGACGATCTTGTTTCGTTCGATGATGATGTTCTCTCCGTCGAAGGTGACGGTGGAACCATATCCCCTTGCCTGCATGATGTTTCTCTTTCCTCCGGCATCGCCGCCGGATCCATGTGTCCAATTGTGTCACACCGCGAGCGTCACCGCGGCCAGTCCGGCACGTAATCTGTCATCGGGCATCGCGACGTATCGTTGCGTAGTCTCCACGCTTGCATGTCCGAGCAGTTTGGAGACGAGCAGGATGTCATGCGTGGCTGCGTAGATCTGCGTGGCATACCGGTGGCGCAATGAATGGGGCGTCCATCCGGCGCCGAGCAGCGCGCTCACGTGCTTCCCGATGTGCGTGCTTTCGCAGTGGCCTCCCCATCTGCCAGTGAACACGTAACCGTGATGGGCCACGATCATGTCGGCGAGGTCGTCGGCGATCGGAACGATGCGTTGTTTGTCGCCCTTGCCTCTGACCATGAGGTTACTTCCTCCGGCTGTCTTGAGCACGTCGTCGCTGTGCACCGCGGCGATCTCGGCACGGCGCAGTCCGCACTCGGCGCCGAGGCGGATCATGATCCTCTCATCGCCCTGCGCTTCCTTCATCGCACGTGCGATCACTTCCTCCGGGCATGGTCGTGGATGGGCCTGTGGACGTTTTACGCTCGGCAGCTCGCCACTCGGATCGTCGTCGCGCCGGCCGCTCTTCCGCATCCAGCGGAAGAAACTGACCACAGCGTTGCGTGCGCTTTTGCGCGTCTCCGGCTTCCACTCGCGTGCGGCGAAGTAGTCGATGAGATCGTCCCCATCCACGTCGAGAGGCGATCCTTCGAGCTCACGGCTCAAGGCCGTCAGTTGGCATCGGCGCGTGCAGATCGTGTTCGGCGAGTATGCGCCGGCCTTGAGTGATTCAAGCCATTTGCTGATATATTCTGCCCATTGCAGGGCTGGTGTTGTTTTACGCAT